GCTGCGTTCTGGGGGCGGCTCTACATCCCCGAGCTGCTGGTGGGCATCCAGACCCAAGAGGAGGTGCTGGATGTGGAGCCGGTGACGATCACCGAGACCGTGCAGGACCTGAACGAGAAGATCACGAAGCAGAACCCGGCTGCAAAACCGGAGATACAAGAGGTAGTGGAGGCAGTGAATAACGATGACGAAATCTTCTGAGGCTGGGTACCTCCAGCCGCGCGAATTGGCTGAACGCTGGCGTGGTGTTGTCACGTTGAGCACGCTGGACAACTGGCGCAGCCAGAACCGTGGCCCTCGATTTGTGAAGATCGGCGGCCGCGTGCTGTATCCCGTCGCGGAGGTCGAAGCCTACGAGCTTCGGAACCTGCGCGGGATGCCAAACAATCCACCCAACCAAGCAAGACAATGAGCTTCTCTGTGAACGGCGCACTGTTCAAGCAATCCGCAGCCGACTGGCAGAAGCGGATGGGCGAGCGCTATGAGGCCGGGAAGAACTACCCGGAGTTTGATGGCGTGCTGAATGTGCCCGCTGATCAGGCGTATGCGCTGGCGCAGTACCTGATGAACGCTCAGCCCCAAGGGGATCGGCAAGAGATCCCGGTGCGGCTGAGCGGCTGGGCAAAGACCGCGAGCAGCGGGGTCAAGTATCTGAGCATCGTGGCCAAGCCCGACTACAAGGTGCAAAAGGCGATCGAGGATGCTGCGGTGGCGCCAGCTGCTGCAGCCAGCCTCGCGCAGGCGCTGGATGGGGTGGTGAACGAGATCACCGAAGTCGATCTGTTCTGATCACATCAGCTCAAGCTCCAGCCGCGCGATCTCGTTGACTGCGGCCTGGAGCATCTCCTGCTGGTGGTAGCACTGGCGGAGGAGCTGAGCGGCGACGCTGCCGGCTTGGGGATGCTTCTCCAGCCGGCGGCAATCGGCCTCGATCTGAAACTGTTTTTCCGGCGGGATCTCCACCGCCAACCACTGACCGAAATCCATTGTTCTGGGGCGGGACTGCCCCATGTTGGCCATGTTGTGTCCGAAGTGCAGCTGCCCCCGCCATAGAACGGCAGCGATCAATAGCAAGCTGGCCGACCAGATCGTGCGCCGGCGGGTGTGCCAGGAGTGCGGCCACAACTGGTTTACGGGTGAGGCTGAGGTGAACCGGTTTGCGGTGGGCTGGTCTACAGGTCCGGCCAGTAAGCCAATACTGCGCGAGCCGGTGACGCTGACGCTGAGCCACGTCGAGGCGGAAAAGGCCGGGCGGAAGCCCAAACAGCCGATGTGAAGAACTGTCACAGCAGGGGTGATCATCCGCAGCCGGTGGGGGATGATTAGGGGACGGCCGACGAGGCCACCACTTCACCGTCATGCTCACCAACCCAATCGTCAATCGCATCGCCGTCGTGGTGCTGCTGGCCTGCCTCTACGCCGCCGGCTACGACAGCGCCAAACAGGAGACCGTCAAGGCGCACCACAACTGCGACGCTCAACACCTGCCGCTGAAGCCATGACCCCCCGCCGCTTCTACTTCCAGATCAAGTCCGCCAACGTGCTGGAGTGCGTCACTGCCTCCAGCCTCACCGAGGCCAAGCTGATCGCTGCTGACACCTGGCTGCAGTGGTGGTCAGAACTCGAATGGATCAACCCCGAAACCGTTACCCACCCGATCACCCATGGCTGAAATCACCGGCGCCATGCTGCCCTGGCAGTGGCGTGAAGAAGAACCCACCAGCCAGCACGGGGACGGCATCAGCCGGCCGCGGCCCAAGGTGCGCACCAAGGAGTTCCGCGTGATCGTCTACAAGCCCGGCGCGCAACCGATGACGTGGATCACCCGCGCGGAATCCAAGCGGCACGCCAAGCGCTACGCCGAAGCGCGCTGGCCCGGTGCCGTGGTGGAGGTGGCATGATCCGCGCCACTCTCGCTGCAGCCGCCCTGCTGCTGGCCGTACCAGCCCAGGCCAGGGAGGTAACCGCCACCGTCTACGACGGCTGGTTCCACGGCCGCACCACCTACTGCGGTGGGACCTACCAGCACTGGGGCGTCAGCGCTGCCCACCCGTGGCTGCCATGCGGCACGCCGGTGAGCATCAGCCACCAGGGGCGCCGGCTGACAGTACGTGTCACTGATCGCTGTGACTGCAGCTCGATCGATCTCAGCGCTGGTGCCGCCCACCGCTTGGGCGTGCCGCTTGATGGCATTGCAACTGTTCGCATTTCGCACCCATGAGTGACATGCGCGCGAGAATTAGCAAGCTGATCACCGACAGCGGCACCTACCGCCAGGGGCAGCAGGATGAACGCCATCGGCTGATGAGCCTGATCGACATCCGCATCGATCAGCTGCGCACCGTGCCCGGTATCCGCAACCGCGAGCAGCTTTGCGCTGAGTTGCTCCACCTCCGTCAACACCTAAATCCATGAACCGCATCCAACTCGACCAGCAACGGGCCGACATGATGGAAGCCCTCTATGAGCGCAGCGGTCGCGATGACCTGCCCTACGGCCACCCGCTTCGCTGCACATACACCGGGCTGTGGCAGGAGTTTGCGCTGGAGATGGCTGCCAACTTCCGCGACACCGACTACCCAGAGCTGCTGGACAACGTGGTGCGCGCGATCGACGCCACAGAGTCAGTCATGACCCAGAAGCAGGCGCAGCAGGCGATCGAGGTTTGCCGCCAGCAGCTGCTCGGCCGGTGGCGGTGATGCCCAGTCCCTTCACCGAGATGAAGTGCCCCGAGTGCGGTGGCCGGTTCAGGTGCGACAGCTCCGAGCGCAGCTATGACGGGCAGGTGCGCCGGCAGCGCAGGAAGTGCTACGACTGCGGCCACCGCGGGACGGAATACGCCGTGACGCAGGAGTTCTTCGATGAGCTGATCGCCGCGCGCGAGATCGTGACGAAACTGGCCAGCCACTACTGGGAGCTGACGGAATGACAGACCAGATCAACCCGGACCACTACCGGCAGGGTGGCATCGAGTGCATCGACGCCATCGAGGCCGCGCTCACGCCCGAGGAGTTCCGCGGCTACTGCAAGGGGAACATCATCAAGTACACCTGGCGCGAGCGGATGAAGGGGGAGGGCGTCTCACTGGCCAAGGCGCAGTGGTATCTCCGCCGCCTGCTCGGCAAACTGGAGGGATGATGCACCTGCCCAGCCTGAACCTGCTGGAGCGCCTAGCGCTGTGGGTGCTGGTGCGCAGCCGCCGCACCAGCTTGGTGGTGGTGAAGGAGCTGCACTGGCCAGCTGTATTCGTCGCCGCAGACCAGCGGGATGATGTCGCCTGCTATGTGACTGGCGGCAACGATGAACCGGCCAGCCATCTGCTTGAGCGGCTGTACCATGCCCCGGCTTACGGCGAAGGGGAATGATCAGCCTCTACTCCGGCCGGCTGATGCTGTTCTGCGACCGTGCAGATCGGAGGTGGCACTGCCGGGTGAATCTCGGCCCAAGGGCTGAGCACCAGCTGGAAGCCGATACCGGCACCATCCATCTGCAGGAGGCGCTGCTGCGTGCCCAGCGGATCTACCAGGCCGCGGTGCTTCGGATCCGGCCAGTGGGGGCGCCCAGGATGTGCTGGGATTGCCAGCAGTGGGAGCTGGCCCGCAAGGGCTGCGCGCTGGGCTTCCCGGAGGCTCGCCAAACTGGTGGCAGGTTTGCTGCACGGTGTGATGTCTTCATCGGAGCCGATGATCCTCAGCCGCACTGATCGCGGCGCTGGCTACATCGAAACGCTCGAGCCCGCTGGTGGTGGGGAGCTGTACTACCGCAGCTGCGCCAATGGCTACTGCCGGTATAGCTCCGACCTATGGCAGGCCGAGATCTACCTCGACCACCTTCTCGCTCGATGACCTGATGGGTTACTTCAACTGCACGACCACCCGAGAGGAGTACTACCTCTCACTGGCCAACCGGCCCAGGCGCGCGAACGCCAGCAGTTCCTACCGGGGCGTATCACGCAGCACCAGCCCGACGCTGCCATGGCGCGCTGCTCTGGGCTATCGAGGCCGGCGCTACTACCTCGGCAACCATGCCACCGAGCTGGAGGCTGCGCAGGCATATAACCGTGCAGCGCTGCGGATCATCGGCGATCATGCCGTGATCAACGTGCTGCCCGAGCCATGACGCTGCCCCTGCTGATCGAGCTGCTGGTGGGCTATGCCGTGGCGTGCTGCTTGGCGCTCTGGCTGGCGTCCAAGATTCTGCCGTGATTGGGGTGTGGAGGTGGCGCCGGCTCTCGCGCCTGCACGCC